TTGAACCCAATGCCAATGCTGCAGAACTAATTTACAATGCATTTGACCTAGCAGATGCCAAGGTAAGAATTGTTGGAGATCCAGCATGGATACAGCAAGGCAGTTTGTTTAGACCCGTTGTTGAAGGCTCAATCAGCGCCAACACTGCTAGAACTGGATTTGAACCCGATGGCACAATTTCTTTTGACACACAAGACGTGCTGTTTGAAATGGTATGGCAGCGACCGGAGGATTATGACTTGGGCACTGGATTGGCTGATCCGTATGCTCGCACCAGTGCCAATGACGGGGGCAAGCGCCAGCCTCTACAGAGCCGTGTATACCAAGCTACCAAAGTCATAAGCGAATTCAAGAACGGCGCATTTGAACAAACACTGCACGGCTCAATTTTTAGATTCCCAATACCTGGCAAAACCAACACTGCGAACCCAGCAGCGTCAAACTCAGGCACAGACACAGCTAGAAACCCCAATCAAACAGCGGCAACGGCAAAAAGAACCAATCTAAACTTATCAGCCGAAGCTGCCAATGCCGCACGTTCTGCGTATGCAACAAAAGATCCGCGCTTGGTTTCCAATACAACCAGTGTAACTGGGACCTCCCCAACCAGCGCATTAGCGCAAGGCACACAACAGTTGTTGAATCCTCCCAAAGTCTACGGAGAACCGACACTGACACAACTAATGAATAGCGAAGCATACAGGTCAGCCCAACGGTCTGGTGCAACATCACCTGCAGCACTGCAAGCCGCAAGAGAAAGTTTTGCCGCTGGTGCTGGCGGAAGCCCGGTAACTAGTAATGGCCAAGCAGTGGCATCGCGAACAGCACCCAGCCCCGGTCGCTTGCCCAACGGTTCTGCCAATGCTAACAATCCCACAAGTGTTACAAACGCAGGCAATCAACGAATGGCAACAGAAAGATAAGGAACAACAATGGCAGAAAATGCACCACGTAGTCGAGGCCGTCCCGGTAATTACAAACAAGACAGGGGCGGAGTCCCAGCTGAATTTGGTCCGTTTACCGGTGTTGTTATGAGCACTGTGGACCCAACCCGGTCAGGGCGTTTACAAGTGTATATCGAAGCATTTGCCGACGGCGGTGAAGCATCCATGGAAGACGAATCCAAATGGACTGTGGTAAGTTATATGCCTCCATTTTACGGAAACTCGCCGTTGAGTCAAACCAAAGGTGTCACAGATGACATTGGAGCATTTCCCGGCAATCCTACCAGTTACGGCATGTGGTTTACTCCTCCTGATGTGGGGCTCACTGTAATTTGTATATTTGTCAACGGAGATAGAAGTCAAGGATACTACATTGGTGTAGTGCCCGAACAAGGCCTGGGAAACATGGTTCCAGCCATTGGTTCAGTTGCCAAGCCATTGGCAGACATACAAAACAAAAATCAAGAAGCATATTTTGCCGATGCACCTCGACTGCCGGTGTCAGAGATCAACATCAACAACGATGAATTGTTTAACAGTCCTAAGTTTTTTGACCAACAACGCCCTGTTCACAGTTATCTGGCCCAGGCATTGTTTCAACAAGGGTTGATAACAGATCTTGAAAGAGGCACAGTCAAGAGTTCCAGCCAACGAGAAACTCCCAGCGCAGTGTTTGGTATCAGCACTCCCGGAACGCCAATCTATCAAGGTGGCATGAGCCCCAACGACATAAGAACAAAATTAAACTCTGGGGATATTAAACCCAGTGATGCACAAGTTATTGGGCGAATTGGTGGGCACAGCTTCTTGATGGACGACGGTGATTTAGACGGAAACAATGCTATGTTCCGACTAAGAACCAGCCTCGGACATCAAATCACAATGAGCGATACTGGAAATTTTTTCTATATTGTTCATGCCAACGGACAAACATGGTTAGAATTTGGCGTAGAAGGCACAGTGGATGTCTACGCAACCAACTCAGTAAATGTACGAACCAAAGGCGATATAAATTTTCATGCTGACAGAGACATCAATATGTTTGCGGGCCGCTATTTAAAAATGAAAAGCAAAGAAGATATGCAAATTGAAAGCGGAACATTTTTGTCAATGCAAGCACAAGAAGATATTACTCTATACAGCAAAAGCACCATTGGTGTAAAAGCCGATGGAACACTAACGCTGAACAGCAATGGAGGATCTTGGGGCGCAGGTGGCAGCCTTGCGTTACAAGCTGGCGGCATTGATCTCAATGGCCCAGCAGCTGGAAAAGTTGCAACTCCACAGCCGCTGACAAAAACCATCATGGACGATACCACATTCAGTACTAGCAAAGGCTGGATTGTAAAATCCAAAGGACTAGAAAGTATTGTTAGTCGGGCGCCAACTCACGAACCATATCCATATCACAACAAAGGTGTTGATGTAAAAGTTGCATTTGAAGAAGGAAAGCCCAGTCCTCCCCCAGGAGCTGTTCCTGTTCCTGCAGGCGTAGAAATACAGGCAAAATAAAATGGCAGAATTTACATTTAATCTCAATCAGATCAAAGGAGCAATCACTGACCCTGGTGCAGCTTCAACATTTACCATCAAAGGACCAGCAGGACTCACACAGGCACAGGCTTTTGAAATTTTCAAACAACAGGTCAGCAGTGGTGCATTGGTTGGGTATAAACCCGGTGATGCTCTCAGTGCTGCTACCCAAGCAGCTGACGGCTTACCCAGCGCACAATCCTTGCTCACGCAAGCTCAAGCCGGAGCCGCAAAGATCGGAGCTGGCATTTCTGGTGCTTTGTCATCTATTGCCGGAGCCGGCGGCGCCACTGGCGGATCCGTTGCAGGAACATTGCCTGGGCTGACCGGAACTGTAGGACCTGCGGTGTCATCTATATCAGGCGCTGTAAGTCAAGGAATATCACAAGGGTCAGCGTTGGTCAAAGCTGCAATTGCACAAGGCTCAGCAGCAATTGCTTCCGTTCAAACAATCAATAAAACAATAACCAACACGCCAGTGACTTTGCCAATAAACGCAGCAGATTTTACAAAAATAACTGCAGGACTTACATCAGGACCAGCTGTGTCGTCAATAGGACCAATGAGCGTTCCAGAAGTAAACGGTGTACTGGCACAGGCCAAGAATTTAGTAGGACAAGCCGCTAACAAGTTGAGCAATTCCAAAGGGCTTGGCGAATTTGGCCTAAGTGTAAATCAGCTAGAAACTGCTGGTTTCGTAAAGCCAGGCACCAGTGCTTTGGTCACAGCAGGTACCAACACCGTAGCGTCAATATTGAAAAGCCCCAGTGTGTTTACTGGCAAAGACGGTATTAAAAGTGCATCGGATTTGTTAAACAATCCGGGAAAACAAAGTTTAATTCAACAAGATTTAATGACTAAAGGTGTGGCATCGTTGGGTGCTGTGGGTGTTCCTGTTAAGAATTTATCAAGTCAAGGTTTAGCAGGCATGGCACTCAACGCTGCAAAAGATCTACCCAGCGCAGAAGCATTTGTCAAAGGTCTACCCCTTTCTCCAGATTTGCAGGCGGAATTTTCTAAAAATATCCGCGATGGCGCATTTGCTGTTAACTTAGTTAACACCAAACTGCCCACAGCATTCAAGCAAGAAGACACGCCAGTGCCGTCTGCAGATACTGTAAGTCGCGGCAGTGTGGACGCTGCAAGTAACCGTGTGCTTGGTAACGACAAAATACCAACGCCAAACTACGGACCTAGCAACAAGACTGAAAACGAAGCCGATATTGAAGAATTTGTAAACAAAGCAGCAAAGTTGATAAACGAGTACATAAATGTTGCTGGCCGTGGCTTTTCAACAGTAAAAGCAAAGATAGAAGCATTGGCCAACCAACAGTCAATTACTCAACAACAGTACGACGCAGTAAACAATGAGTACCAGACCATTCGGCAAAACTATAATTCTACAGCTCCTGCGTTAGCATCAGAAGTATTTGCTGCTTACGACCGATTAACACCAGCGCAGCAAAAAGCTGCCCAAAGTGGCCCAGTGTCAACAACAAAAATATCAAGTTCAGTTCAGTACATTGTTGGGCAATCTAAAGAAATTAAAGAATTGTTAAAGCAATTGTCGTTGAAGATTGAAGGACGTGGTGCCAACGAATAACACCTATAAATAAAGCATGGTACAAAGATTTATTGGTTTCAACACTCAGGGACAATACAAAAAGTTTACCCTCACGGATTTTGAGTTGATCAAACGCGATCTGTTGAATGCGTTTAACATCCGCCAAGGGCAACTGCCAGGGCGACCAGGGTACGGAACTGTGCTATGGGACTTCTTGTTTGAAAACCAATTAGAAGAACTGCAAACATCTATTGTCAATGAAGTACAACGTGTAGCTGGCGGAGATCCTAGAATCTACATCAGTGACATTCAAACATATCCCCAAAACAACGGCATACTGATTGAGATTGAACTAACAGTATTACCGTCTACAGACGCCGAGCGGCTGAGTATTTTCTTTGATCTACAACAACGCAACGCCTCCTATGTATAACTGAGCCGTTTTTAGCTTCGATAAATAAAACACAGAGGCATATTAAAGATGGCAACAACAACAAGACAAACGGCAATATTCGGGGTTGAGGACTGGAAACAGATCTATCAAACTTACCGCGAAGCCGATTTCCAAAGTTACGATTTTGAAACTCTTCGTAAAAGTTTCATTGATTACTTGCGCTTGTACTACCCAGAAACTTTTAATGACTATATTGAAAGTTCTGAATTTATTGCGTTGCTTGACGTTATTGCATTCATGGGTCAGGCACTGGCCTTTCGCACAGACTTAAACACTCGTGAAAATTACATGGACACTGCGGAGCGTCGAGACTCTGTTGTTCGTCTAGCAGACTTGATCAGCTACACTGCCAAAAGAAATACTGCTGCCCAAGGACTTTTAAAAGTTTTTTCTGTAACTACAACCGAAAATGTCATTGACTACAACGGTGTCAATCTAAGCAACGTTACGGTTGATTGGGCAGACCCAACCAACCCCGATTGGCAAGAACAGTTCACTACTATTATCAACGCTAGCTTGGTTGACACACAACGTGTGGGTCGCCCTGGTAACCGTCAAACAATACTAGGAGTTAGAACAGAAGAGTACGGAATTAATTTAGTTCCTGGGTATCTTCCTATTGTTCCATACACAGCCACAGTTGATGGAGTGACTATGCCATTTGAAGCAATGAGTTCAACTTCTGTTGGCAAAGACTACTTGTATGAGCCTAGTCCTCGCGCAGACCAAACGTTTAACATTTTATTCCGCAATGATCAATTAGGATTTCAATCTGCAAATACAGGTTATTTCTTTATGTTCAAACAAGGTGTGTTGCAGAACCAAGATTTTAACTTGGCCGAAAAAGTCAGCAATCGCACAGTGAACATCAATATAGAAGGTATAAACAACGAAGATCGTTGGCTATTCCAACTTGACAATGTAGGAAATGTAAGCCGTGAATGGGAATACACAGAAAATATCTATGCAGCGGCAGCAGAACAAATCGGCACAGATCTACGTCCTATATATTCAGTGACTTCTCGCACCAATGATCAGATCACCATGGTGTTTGGTGATGGCGTATTTTCAGAGATACCAGTAGGAACTTTCCGAGCTTACGTTCGCGCATCTAATGGTTTGCAATATATTATTAATCCTGAAGAAATGCAAAGTGTGACTATTCCAATTAGTTACATCAGCCGAGCTGGCAATCTTGAAACAATGACATTCACTTGCGGCATTACACGTCCAGTGAGTAATTCTCAAGCACGCGAATCAATTGATGCAATCAAACAACGTGCTCCTGCTCGTTACTACACTCAAGATCGCATGGTCAACGGCGAGGACTATAACCTTTTCCCGTACACACAATACAACTCAATTGTCAAGAGCAAAGCTCTTAACCGGGCCAGTATTGGCACAAGTCGTTATCTAGACCTAGTTGACAACACTGGCAAATATTCCAGCACCAACAGTTTTGGCAGTGACGGTGGCTTATGGGAACAAAATATTCTTCCTACTATTTTATTCTCTTGGACAAATCGCAACGAAATTGCAGACGTGGTCACCAATCAGGTACAACCAGTATTAGCAGAATCAACAATGAAGCAATTTTATTATGCTAATTTTCCTAGAGTAACTGAATCAACATTGCCAACATATGGTTCAACAACATGGGTCGACGGAGCCACTTGGAGTCAAAGCACAACATTGGCCAACGAAACCACTGGTTATTTTAGAAACGCAGTGACCTCTGCCACCTGGCCCAATGGTACCCCTATCCCAGTTGGCGAAACTACAACTACTGCATTTAGATATGTGGCAGTTGGAAGTTTAATTAAATTTGTGCCACCTACTGGTTATTACTTTGACAAAAACAACAGATTACAACAAGGCTCACCAAGCCGTGCTGACGA